AACCCGATCAACTTCATCCCCGTGCCGCTGTTCCTGGTGAGTTACGAAGAAGGCGCCAATGGCCAGGTTGACAATGTCTACCGCCGCATGCGCTTGAAGGGCGAAAGCATTCAGCGCCAGTGGCCAGATGCCGACATCCCGCAAGAGATGCAGCGCCGCATTGCTGACAAACCAACCGACGACATCGAGCTGCTTGAGGCCACGATCTATGATGCAACACGCGGTGACTACTGCTACCACGTCATTGACAAGGTCAGCAAAGCAGAGCTGGTCTACCGCCGCCGCAAGGTCAGCCCTTGGGTGATCTCGCGCTACATGAAAGTGGCCGGTGAAATCTACGGTCGCGGCCCGCTCATGACAGCTCTGCCCGACATCAAGACGCTGAACAAGACCATCGAGCTGCTGCTGAAGAACGCATCGCTTGCAGTCTCTGGCGTCTACACCGCTGCCGATGACGGCGTGCTCAACCCCAACACGGTCAAGATCGTGCCAGGCGGCATCATCCCCGTTGCGCGCAATGGTGGCCCACAAGGCCCATCGCTCATGGCCCTGCCCCGCTCTGGAGACTTCAATGTGTCGCAGCTGGTGATCAACGATCTGCGCGGCAACGTCAAGCGCATCTTGCTGGACGAATCCCTGCCCCCAGAGAACATGAGCGCCAGATCTGCCACCGAGATTGTCGAGCGCATGAAGGAGCTGTCTCAGAACCTGGGCAGCGCGTTTGGCCGACTGATCAACGAAACCATGATCCCCGTGGTCACCAAGATTTTGGAAGTCATGGATGAGCGCGGCATGATTGATCTGCCTTTGCGGGTCAATGGCCTGGAGGTCAAGGTGTCTCCCACCTCGCCGCTGGCCAACGCCCAAGCCATGGACGAAGTCAACGCAGCGCTGCAGTTTGCCCAGATCACCCAGCAAATGGGTGCCGAAGGTCAGGTGGCCGTCAAGTTTGGCGACATGATCGACTACCTGGGCGACAAGCTGGGTGTGCCTGCTTCGCTTCGCAACAGCGCCGCAGAGCGTGCGTTTGCCATTGAGCAGCAGCAAGCGTTTGGCGACATGATCGACTACCTGGGCGACAAGCTGGGTGTGCCTGCTTCGCTTCGCAACAGCGCCGCAGAGCGTGCGTTTGCCATTGAGCAGCAGCAAGCTCAGCAGGCTCACGCCATGGCGGCTCAGATGGCCATGCAGCAGCAGGGGATGGCACCGCCTGGCCTGCCTGCACCGCAGGGAGCTCCCGCATGAGCTGGGACGAACTCGACGCCATCGGCCAGGTCGATATCCGCGAAGCCAACCAGCAACGCGATGACCTGGCGCGCCTAACACTTCGCGTGTTTTCAACCGAGGACGGCAACAAGCTGCTGACCTGGTTGCGCGACATGTATGTGAATGTGCCCATCGCCGTGCCGGGCACAGACCCGTCCCATGCGTTCTTTGCCGAAGGGCAGAGAAACGTGGTTCGGGACATCGAGGCGCGGATCAATCAAGCAAGGAAACTATGACGACCGAAACCGAAACCAATGTCGAGCCCAGTTCTGGCCTACTCGACAGCGTGCAGGTGGCAGACGAAAGCAAGACAGAGAACCCGCAAGCTGTTGAGATCGACCACAAAACGACCACAGCAATTGACTTGGCACCAGGCACCATTCCTGGCACGCCAAAAGAACGCCCGGATTGGTTGCCAGAGAACTTCTGGAACCAGGACAAAGGCGAAGCCAACATGGAGGCCATGGCCAAGTCCTATGCTGACTTGCGCAAGGTGGTCAGCCAGGGCAAACACAAAGCCCCAGAGGGCGGCAAATACGACACTGCAGCGCTTGGCGTGAAGGACATCGAGGCCGATCCACTGGCAAAGCAATACGTTGGCTGGGCGCAGAAGTACGGCATCAGCCAGGTGGCATTTGATGAGCTGGCGCAAAACGTCAACCATATGGCTGCTGAGATGGCTGGCCCGCCCATTGACACACAAGCTGAGATGAAGTCTCTCGGCCCCAACGCCAACGCCGTGGTCAACGGCATGGTGGACTGGGCACGCGGCCTGGTCAACAAGGGCGTGTGGAGCAAGGACGACTTTGAAGAGTTCAAGATCATGGGTGGCACAGCTCGCGGTCTAAGCGCTTTGATGAAGGTGCGCTCAGCCTATGAGGGCCGGGTGCCAATTGAGGTTTCACCAATGGAAGGCGCTCCCAGCAAGGAAGAGCTGTACCAGATGGTCAACGATCCCAAGTACAAAACCGATGCTGCTTACCGCCAGAAGGTGGAGCGGATGTTCCAGCAGCACATTTCCTGATCTCCCTGTAGTTGCCATTTTGACCCAGCTTCGGCTGGGTTTTTTTTATTTGTCAAGCACCATTTGCATTTTGTACAAATACTCATACAATCGCGCCCAAGGCATACCAGGCAACTGGCCCTTACCGCAGTGGATGCTGACGATTGGCTGCCGTAAACAGCAAGCATTCGGCCCAGGTAACTGGATAACCGGCGCGAGAACCAAACCGTTTTTTTAAACAACCGAGGAAAATATCATGAGCATTTCATTAAGCAATGCCTTTGTTACTCTCTTCGATGCTGAGGTAAAGCAAGCCTACCAAGGTAAGGCAATGCTGGTTCCTGCCGTACGTCAGCGTCGTGGAGTCGAAGGCTCAACCGTTAAGTTTCCAAAAGTCGGCAAGGGTGTTGCAACCCCCCGCGTTGGTCAAACTGATGTCACACCATTGAACGTGGGTTTCAGCTCTGTCACTTTGACATTGGCTGATTTCAACGCAGCGGAGTACAGCGACATCTTCTCCCAAGCTAAGGTCAACTTTGACGAGCGCCAAGAACTGGTGCAAGTCGTGGCCAGCGCCATGGGCCGTCGCCAAGATCAAATGATCTTGGATGCACTTGCAGCTTCCAGCACTTCGCTGACTGTTGCAAACAGCGTTGGTGGCTCAACCACCAACTTGAACGTGGCTAAGCTCCGCGCAGCTAAGCGTTTGCTCGATAAGAACAACGTGCCTGCTGACGGTCGCCACATCATCATCCATGCAAATGGTTTGGACAGCCTCTTGGGCGAGACAGCCGTGACCAGCTCTGACTTCAACACAGTCAAAGCATTGGTTCAAGGCGAGATCAACACCTTCTTGGGCTTTATGTTCCACACATTGGGTGACCGCAGCGAAGGTGGCTTGCCCATCGACGGTTCTTTGGATCGTACTTGCTACGCCTTCCACTCTGCAGCCGTTGGCTACGGTGAAGGCATCGGCATGCGCACAGAGATCAACTACATCCCCGAGAAGACCAGCTGGTTGGTTAACGAAGTCTTCAGCGCTGGCGCCATCGCCATCGATGATGAAGGTATCGTTAAGTTAACTTGCCGCGAATCTTGATCTTAAAAGGAGCATGAATCATGGCTTATTCTTCTACCGGCTTCAACGCCATCGGCGGCCAGTCTAAATCTGGCAACGCTCCATCGATCTACACATACGCATCTGCTGACGCTCAGTCAGTGATTCGTGCGTCTGGATACTTCAACTCTATCTCGACCATCCTTAAAGTTGGCGACATCATTTTTTGCTACTCCGCAACGGGTGGCACTCCTGTGATGTCAACAGCCTATGTTGTCAGCAACGCTTCTGGCGTGGTTGACATCACTGATGGCGTGACAGTGACAGCAACTGACACCGATTAATCGGATCAGGTAACACGACGGGCCAACTTCTGATCACTCGGAGGTTGGCCCTTCTCACATTGAGAGGTTCACATGGCTGCTGGCGATACTGGCGTTTCAATCTGCTCTGATGCCCTGCTGATGCTGGGCGCAAAATCCATCACGTCATTCAATGACGGTACTGATGCGGCCAGTGTATGCGACCGCCTATACCCCGACATCCGCGATTCGGTGTTGACTACCTACCCCTGGACGTTCAACACCAAGAAGGTGCAGCTGGCTCAGCTGATCACCACACCCAATTCTGTCTGGCGCTACGAATACCAGCTGCCAGGTGACCGGCTTGGCACCGTGCGAGCTGCTTATGCAACGGCAGCGCAAAACGCCTACCCCAACAAAGACTGGGAAATCCAGGGCGACAAACTGCTGACCAACCTGCCTGCTGTTTACCTGGACTACCAGTACAGCGTCGGCGAGTTTGCCATGCCGCAATACTTCGTGCAGCTGCTCAAGTACATGATGTCCTGGCACTTGGCCATGCCGATCACAGAACAAAGCGACCGTGCCCAATACTGGCAAGGCGTTGCTGTTGGTGGCCCAGCTGAAAATGGCCGTGGTGGCTACATGCGCACTGCGATGAACATCGATGGCCAGGGCACACCGACCCGCGTCATTGAAGACTTCAGCCTGATTGCTGTGAGAAACTGATGCCGCGCTTTGTTGACATTCAAACCAACTTCAGCACGGGCGAGCTTGATCCGCTGCTGCGCTCGCGCATTGATCTGGCTCAGTACAACAACGCGCTGGCCAAGGCCACCAATGTTCTAGTGCAGCCACAAGGTGGCATTCGTCGCCGTCCTGGTCTGAAGCACATTGCTGAGCTGCCAAATTCTGCAGCCAACGGCGTGCGCCTGGTGCCATTTGAATTTAGCGTTGACGACAGCTACATGCTTTGCTTTGTCGATCAGCGCATGTATGTGTTTAAAGACGGCGTGCAAATTACAGCCATTAACGGTGGCGCCAACCCATATCTAACGACTAGCATTACCAGCGCGATGCTCAACCAGCTCAATTGGACGCAGTCGGCTGACACCATGTTTATCGTTCACCCAGACCTGGAGCCTGCCAAGCTGGTGCGCGGCGGTTCTGATTCGAGCTGGACAATTAGCACAGTTACATTTGACAACGTCCCTAAGTACGCTTTTAATTTAGATTCGCACACCAACAACTCGGAAACGCTGACCCCGTCAGCTGTCAGCGGGAATATCACGCTGACTACCACCAGTTCAAAACACGACACCGGCACGGCCCAGGCTGGAGCCAGTACCACTATTACCCTTAAGTCAGCATCCAGCGCCACGGACGATTACTACAACGGTTTGTATATCACCATTACTGGTGGCACCGGCAGTGGCCAGATTCGAATTATTGAGGACTATGTTGGCTCGACCAAGGTGGCCACCGTTGACAGGGCCTGGACGACAACGCCCGACAGCACCAGCACATACAGCATCACCAGCTTCACAACTGAATCGGTCAACCAGTACATCAACGCGCAACCCCAAGGTCGCGCCCGCATTGTGCGGTATGTGTCTGCCACGGTGGTTG